TGGGCGCTGGCACTGCTGTCGCTGGCCGCCGCCACGCTCGGCTTCGTGGCGCTGCGGCGCCGGCGGGTCTGAAGCATTTTTGGCATCTGGGGAAATCCTGCAAAACCGCGATGGCAGTCTGATAGAAGTAGGCGAGTCCATGGCATTGCGCAATGAACTGCGCTGCGCGGCCTACCCACCGCATGACCCGCATGGCAATACGGATCGCGTTCTACTCAGGAATGCGGCTGTCGGAGATATTGAAGGCTGTGCCTAGGGGTGGGGTATGGGTTCTGCTGGACACCAAGAACCGCAGTCCGCGCAACGTGCCAATCCATCCGAAGGTAGCGGTATGCGCGAGAAGGTTTGAGGCGTGCCCGAAAATCACCATCCAATGGGCATGGCGCAAGGCTCGGGACAAGTCAGGACTTGTGCACCTGCACTTCCACGACCTGCGACACAGCGCCGCCAGCGCAATGCTGGGGGCCGGGGTTGACCTGCACACCATCGGCAAGGTTTTGGGCCATAAGGACAGTCGCAGCACCCAGCGTTACAGCCACCTGAGCATGAATGCCGGCACAAGCGCAATCCGAAAGATTGGCTAGTTGTCCAAATTCTTACCAGCGCTCCAAAAAGAAAAGAGCCCGGCGCTATGTTTTAAGTAGCAGCCGGGCCTTATCTGTGGCGGAGAGGGTGTCATTCAGAAAAACCTCTGAAACCCGCAATAAATAAGAGCTTCGTTGCTTTCAGATCGTTTTGTGCCCCCAAATATGCCCCCGCAGCCGTGGAGTGCCAGTTTCACAGCAGCCGAAAGGAGCTGCGTCCCCGCCAACTGGCAGCACCGCTGAACGGTGCGGGGTGATCGCCATATGCCTCCTGCATCTCCAGGCTATGGCGAACTTCTCGCCCGGGGAGTGCTTTCATTCCATCAATCTGCGTCGCCAGTGCTTTTCACCCATCCAACGGGCGCCACCCAGCCACTGCCGAAGTCAAGGCGCGCTTTGATTTCAAGGCCATCCACTTCGAACCCTTCCCGCTGGGAGATTTGCACACCCTCGGCGCCGTCCAGGTACCCGTATTCGAGCGCGTTCTGGTTGCTCGCCACCAAGTACCAGCCCGAGGCACTTGCGGCGTCTAGGCGCGGCTCAACTACCACCCCGAGTGTGTAGGGCTGAACGTCCCCCGCCTTGGTCGCCACGAATGACGCAACGAGCTGGCGGGCGGTCATTTCCAGCGCGCTGGGAACCACGATAGCGCCGGGCTCCTGCAAGATCAGCCCCCCATCGAGGTCTTTCTGCGCGCGCAGGGCTTTCACGGCCTCGCCCAGGCCGGCAAGCGTCAGCTTCTTCGTGATGAGAGTGCTGCGCTCAGCATCAAACAGGTCACTGCCGTCGATCTGCGCGGGGTTTAGCAGGACTGCAACCATCTCTTCAGCCTCGCGGCGGGCTGCAGCTTGGCCAAACTTCTGCACCATGGTGGCAAAGCCCTCCAGGTCATCATTCACCATGGCCTGGCGAGTCAATCCGATGATGCGCCCCCAGGTCAGCAACCGCCAGGCGTTTGCTGTATCTGCAATCGCCCCATATTTGAACTCTCCGTGCTCGTTTACCTTTTCGAGCGACGGCGCGTCCCCCAAGCGAACAACGCTTTTTTCTCTGAAATCCGGGAGGTTTGCTAGGCGTGCCACCGCCTTCAATGGCGCGGGCAGTTGGTCATAGGTCGCATGCAATACCCGCCCCACTGCGGCACCCAGCAATGCAGGGAAATCGCTTGTGCCCATCAAGGCGCGTTGAATGATGCGGTCACGGCTCTCGCCCGTGCCCACCTGGTGGCCGGCCATCTCAAGCGCGCGAGTCGCCAGCCCAGCCATATCGGCAGCGCGGATCACGTCACCGCTGGGCCGGCCGCCCATGCGTGCAACAAGGGTCTCGACAATCAAAGCACGGCCGTCTGCATCGCCGCGCGCTTCGCGGCGCACGTTCAGGTGGCCGCCGGCGGCAAAGTCGCGAGCGGCCAGTTCGTCCAGCACGGCGCGGCTCGCGTTGGCGATATCAGCGCCGCTCGTAATCAGGCGAGTGGCCAGGTCGGGAACGCCATGGCGTGCGCAAAGCCGGTTGATCTCTTCATGGGATGCAATGGTGGTGGTAGAGGTGGTCATGGTGTTGGTGTGAGTAGCAGAACGAAAGAAGCCAGCCGCGGGATCGGCAGGCACCGGAACAATGGAAACCTCATGGGGTTGCCAGCGGTAGATGGAGCCGCCTTCGACGGGAGTGCCCTGGTCGAGCAGCACGTAGCCAACGGACAGGCTGCGATGGATGCCAGCGACTACATCGGCGCGCACTTGCTGGGCCTCAGGGCTGGCCGAAAATCGCGCCTCACCCACAACTCGATCACCCAGCGCGCGCAGGTTTTCGACCAAGCCGATGGACAGGGTGCTGGTGTCATGCGCCACAAGCAATGGAAGCGGTGCACGGCTCAAGTCCACGCCGGCAGCACTGCAGTCGAGAACTTCCATTACGCCGTAACGGCTGACAGGCCCGCTCGTGGCTACCGTGCAAGGGATTGCGGCATCCGGCGCGATTTCGCCCGCTGGCGGCTCAAAGCGCAGGCGTCTGGTGAAGTTAGTCGTAGTGGGCATGCTTAACCCCTGCCACCGTTTGCCGCTTGCCGCGCCAGTTGCTCGCGCACGGCGTAGGAAAGCATGGAGATCAGGCCCATTGCGTCATCCACGCTGAGCCTGGTCGACGCGGTGAAGTCCTCCCCATGAAGTTCAATCGTGAGGTCGTGGTGGAGTGCCACCCCGATCGGGCGGCGGCTGTAGTCATGGTTGCGGCGTTTGTGCGCTGTCGGCCGGGCATTGGCCAGCGTTACACCCGCATCCGAGATCTGAACAAAAGAAAGTGGCATGCATGGGCTCCGGTTGATGGATCAAATGATCCGGCCGAGCCCAAACGCAACAAACAATCTGACCTGGCGTTACCGCTCCGCGTCTACCACCCGCAGAATGTGAGGCCAACTGCGCGGAAGGTTGCTTCCATGCTCCCGGTGAAGTTCCGCCAAATGCGCCATCACGTCCCCTTCCGTGATTTCGCCCGTGCGCCCGCCGCCGACCACAGACGAGCCGAGCAACGCAGCGGTCTTTTTCGCGCGTTCAGTGCGGGAGCCTGCCATCTGTTGATAGATCGAGCGGATGTGCGCATCACGCGCTGCCTTGCGCTCCATTGACGGCTGCGCCCGCTTCCCCTTTCCGGATCTCAGCCCCAAGTTGGCTGTGATGTCATGGTCGCCAGCGATGTAGCGCCGCAACGCGCTGGCGAGATGCGCAGCCGCGTCCCTGCGCACCGGCCGATCCTCGTCTAGTGCACTGAGCACCTCTCGCAACATGTCGAGCGGCTGTGGCTGGGTTCGTGTTGGGAACCAGGCATGGAGGAGCGCATTCTTGGTACTGCCATTCATCGTTCGCCTCTCCCCGTATAGCGCGCAATGATCTGGTGCTGCAGGTGCATCAAGTACCGAAAGATCCACTCTTGGGCAGACTGGCCGGGCAGCAGCACGCCCCGCGTGCAAAGACTGCTGACGGCCTGCTGGCTTATGCCGACCATCTGCCCAAACTCTTCCTGAGTAACTGGTTGGCTCAATGCTTTGAAGATTCCATCGATGCTCTCGTTGCCCACAATACAACCCCCCCTAGAGCACTGCGGAACAGTCCGACCGCGCGCCACCATGACCCGCGGGGCTCCCTCGCTCAAAAGGACCCACGATCATTTGGCCGTCCTCATTCGCGCCATTGACTCGCTGATGGCACGGTCAAACTCTTGAGCCGCGATGGTTTGAACCACCGACTCTTTTGCTGCGGCCTGAAGCGTCAGCTTGCGGCTGTAGTTCACAACTTGCTTGAAGGCGAACACCATCTTCATCTTGCGGTCTGCACCGCGCATGTACACACCAGGGCTCACGCGGCCATTGCCCACCGGCATGACGAAGTAGCGCTTGCCATGGCGCGCCTGGGACTTGGCACGCTTGCCAGCATCCTTGCTGATGGTCTGCTGATAGCCCTCCGAGAAGTCCGTTCCAAGCTGCGAGATCACAGCGATGATGGTGGACCGAGGCACGTTGCCGTACCCGTTGCGGTCCACCCCTTTGCCGGGCACGGTGATGTAGCCCTGGGGCATGGCGCCCGATGCAATCAGCGCCCGCTCAAACTTCTTGACCAAGCGGCTTCCACCCAGCTCGTGCTGCTGGAGATAGTCATTCGGTGACAAGCTGCCGGATCGGCTCACATCCTTCAGTGCCACCTTTGCAGATAGCTTGTTCGCACGCGCAGGCTCAATCCGCACAGCGCTTTTAGTCATCGGTGTAGGCCGGTCGATCTTGGTATCGATTTCCCTTTGCCATTCGGAACCCAGGTGCTTGGCTGTGCGGGTTAGGGCGGTGGCCGTTGCAGCGCGTAAGCGCCGATCAGAGAACCCGGCCAACTCAGCCTTCAGTTGCTGAAGGCCGCTGATTTTCACGTTCATGCTGATGCTCATACAAAACTCCTGGTAAATGTGTTCACTGCCGCGGCGCATGGGCACGCGCCAAACTTCAACCCCCACCCCGTCGACACGTCGACAAAGTCGACAGACTGAGGATTGATCCTTCTGCCTACTGCATGCCCTCCGTGGGTTTGTCGACTTTGTCTATGTGTCGACAGGGGTAGGTCTCTTTTCTCGTAAGTCATTGATATAGAAAAGAAAAAATAGGTTCTAAAACGGCTTATGGAGACAAACTCGACTACGCCGACAAAGCCTTGGGGTTGACCGCGTAGCAGGTGCTGGGTGGTGCGCCCTTGTTCTGGCGCTTGAATGACCGCACTACGTCCTGGTGCTCCAGGCGCTCCAGCGCTTTGTGCAGGCGGTCCACGCTTCGGAAGCGCCCCTCTTGCGCTTTCTGTGCCTCGCGCTTGGTGAACTCCAGGCGCTCGCCGGCCCGCACCCACCGCACGATGGCCGCTGCATCCACATCGGTGGCGTCGGTGCCCAGCATCCCGAACGCCGCCTGGGCATGGGGAATCAGTAGCCGCGCCAGGGTCACGGCGTTGTCCATGCACTCGAACCCCACCTCCTTGGTGTCCGGGCCGGAGGTGGCCAGCTGCAGCAGGGCAGCGATACGCGCCACTGCGCCGGGTAGCTTGCTGGTCCAGTCGCTGATGGATTCGTACCGCCCGCCCTCGCCCTGCTCGCGCTCGATGGCCTCGGCCATGTCCAGCCAGATCTCCCGCGCCGACTCGCACAGGGTCAGGGTCGTGGGCGCTGCGATGGGCGCGGGCACACCCTCCAGCAGCTGGTGCAGGCGGCGCTCGTATTCGTCGCGCACGCCATCGGGAATAGGCGCCCGCTTGCGCACGTCCCGACTGCCCACGTTGCTGACGGGGATAGCGTAGAGGAAGCGGGCCAGCAAGCCGGAGTCCCTGAACCTGCGCGAGCTGGCCACCTCAGCCATCACGCCAGGCTGCAGCAGCAGGCCGAATGACAGCGCCGGCCGGTCAATGTGGGCGCTGCGCCCCGCGCGGTCCACGCGCATCGTCGTGCCCGCATGGCCCTGCAGGAACACATCCAGGTTCGACGCCCCGCCGTTGTAGATGCCGGCCATGATCAGAAAGATTCCCGCCTCATCGCTGTGCACCGCCATCCGCTCGCCGTGCTCCGCCAGCAATGCCTGCAGCCGCTCGGCGGTGGTGTCGCCAGTAAACAGCCGCGGCGCCCGCAGCTCGTCAGGCATGTCGTTCTGCTCGCGCTCGATCTCTGCCGTCAGCGACTCGCGCTCGGTGGAGTCCTTGGCTTTCGCTGCGTCTTGCTTCAAGCGCTCCATGCGTTTTTCTGCCACGGCCCGGACGGAACTCACGCGCACGATCTCACGGCGCATGCGGTCGCGCAGCAGCTTTTCCCAGTGCACCAGCGGCCCCAGCATCGCGTTCAGCACCGCGCTCTTGCGGGTGCCGCTGGGCGTGGCACTCAGGGTCCACAGTGCCAGCGGCTCCGTGTAGCTGTCGCCGTAGGGCGCCACCTCAAACCGGCGCTGCAGCACGGTGGCCAGCACGGCCAAAGATGACATGACCGCCAAGGCTGGCGGTGTTTGCGTGCTTTCAGCCACGGCATGCGCCATCGCGGCAAGCCAGTCGGGCAGCACGGTCGTGGGGATATCCGGCACGCGCCGCATGCCGGGCATGATGGGATCAGGCCATTCCGGCGCCGGGCGCGGCGGTATGGCCGGTGCGGCTTGGGTGACCAGCTCGCGCACGGCCTCAAGGCCCTCGACCGCAGCCAGGTCGTTAAAGTCGGTCAGGTTGTCCGCCAACGGGGGGAAGGTCTCAGACACCATGGCGCACCCCCTCGAAACGAGGCACGGCCAAAAAGCCATTCACGGCCCGCGCAGCCTCACGGGCACGGGTCAAGCCGGGGTTACCGGGCGTGTGGCTGTCGTCGTCAGCGCACACCACGATGCGCACCGCTGGGAACTTCGCACGCAGCGCCCGCGCCACGGCGGGCAGGTTGCCGCAGTTGAACGCCACCGCCACAGCGCAGCCGGTGGCCTGGTGCAGCGTGGCCCCGGTGGCGTAGCCCTCGCACAGCAGCAGGCTGTCGGCTGGCCTGCCCATGGCGAAATAGCAGCCCGCAATTCGCCCGCCTGTCAGACAGCGCTTGGCGCCATCTGCGCCAATGAACTGCAGCGTGTGCAGCACGCCCGCCGCATCGCGGGCAGGTATCAACAGCATGTCGCGCAGGCGCCGAATTCCTATGGCGTTGATGCGCTTGCGCTCAAGATAGGGGTGCCCATTGGTCGCCGGGCGGGCCATGCGCCAAAGACGTTCGGCCTTTGCTCTTGCCTCGCCATGCACACGGTCCTGCTCAATCACCCGCGCGGCCTGTGCGGCCTGCATGTGCCGCTGAATCGCGGCCCGCTCTGCGGGGGTGGGTTGTTTCGCGCCAGCCTCGCGCCAATTGTGCGATTCGCCGGTTTTCCAGCTGCCGAACGCGCCCGCCAGAAGGGGGTGGCTGTGCAGCACATACCAGCCGTTCGTGCTGCCCGCTTTGTCACCTTCAACGCGGTAGCGGCGCAGCTTGCCATCAGGCACCAGCTCAAGCGCTTTGGCTGGCGCCAGGCCCGCCAGCTGCATGGCCTGCAGCATCGGCAGATTGACCGAGTCAGGCCGTCGCTGGATAATTGCTCTGTCTGCTTTCTGGATAGCCGCCTCGGGTGCTGGTAACACCCCGGCGGCTTTTTCTTGGTCGGTCATCCGGTTTCCTTGTTTTCGTCGGCAAGTGATGCGCCAGGCACAAAGCCGGGCACGAGTTGCTGCAGTTGGCCCGGCTGGGACCTGGCCAACACCTCGCCCGTCGCCGGGTCGCACACCAGCAGCACGCCAGGGAACACGATGCGCACCAACACCGGGGGCGATCCCGTGCGGCGCATCAATTTTTCAAACAAGGGTTTTCCGGTCGCATGTAGCGCTGCGAACTTGTGGGCCTGGTGCAGGGTGCGCCCAGCTGCAGCCAAGGCCGCTTCGTGTGCGGCGTGCCGCGCGTTGGTGGTGGACTGCATAGCTCAGTCCATCTCTGCTGAATACTGGGCGTAGCGCTGGGCCTGCGCCTCAGCGGCTGCGTAGTGGTCAAAAGTGTCCGCATGGCTCAGCGCTTGCTCAATGAGTGCCCAGAAGCCAACAGCAACGCCATGCGAGCCGCCGCTTTTGTCCTTGGTGCCCAGGTACATCTCTTTCGCAAACCAACCCATAAGGGCGTCACCCGCCACGCCGGGGTTATCTCGCAGGTACTGCAGCCAATCAGCGGCGTATTGCGCACCAATGGCATTCGCTTCGCCGTAGCAATCAACCTCAGGCACACACCAAAACTTCCTCTCGGTGCGGCGCGGGCCTACCTTCACGTCCTGAACAAACGGGAGCCGTGCAATGTCGCAGTCACGGCGCGGGAAGCTGTTGCGCTGGATGGCGAAATTTTTTGGATTGGTGGCCATGGCTCAAGCCCTCCCGCTGGTCAGGCATGGCTTTGCGCTTGCCGGGCACAGGTCGCACGCCGTGCGCCGTTCCACGTAACCCGCAATCACCATCGAATCGAACACATCATCCGCCTCGGGCAACGGAAAGTTGTCGCGGCAGTTGGCGCACGGGCTTGCAGGCGCTTTGGCTGCCACAGCCTGCAAACGGCGCAGGGCGCCTAGGGCTTGCACCGCCTTGCGCGCCGCCCCCGCGTGGTTGCCCTTGCGGGTGTAGTAGGTGGCCATCGCGCATGCGTTGATGGCTTCGCCGTGCAAGGCGACAGGGTCAAAGTAGGGGGTGTTGCCCGTGCTGGGCTTGGATGCGGGCGCAATGCGGCCCATGGGTGTGGTGTTAGCCATGAATGGCTCCTTCGGAACAGGTTTGAAACCTGCCAACCCCATCGCCAAATGAGGGTGGCAGACCGTGTCAGGTTGGCGAACCGGCCGAAGGAACCGGCACACCCTTGCGGGTGTCCCAACACGGCCCGCCGTAAAGGAAGCCGCGCGCCACACGCAGCATGTGGGCATGAAAAAAGCCGCTGTCCAAAGTAAGGGCGCGGCTGCTGCGCCTTCGGTGATCGGGTCGCCAAACCCGTGGTGTCTTTCAACACCTGGATGGAATGTAGCACGGCTTGCCGCCGCTGTGTCAAGCGCCGCGCTCATGCGTGCACCGCCGTCTGCGTCAGCGCCTCGAAGCGCTCGGCCCGCAGCGCTTGGAGCTTGTTCACCAGCGCACGAATGGCCTCATCGGGTTGCCCTGCAATACGTGCGGCCGTGACGGCTTCAACCTCGTAATCTGGCCAGCCCACAGAGCGCACGCCAATCGCCACGGGCTTGGTAAAAAGCCCGGCTTGAACCGCGTTGTAAACCGATGTTTTGGACCGATGGCCCGAGATTGCCGTGACCTCGCAGATTCGCAAAATTGCCATCTTGGCTGCCCTTGGCTGTTGTTGGACATGGGCGCCAAGTCTCGAATCCGAAGCCTTTTAAGTCACCGTCATTCGGTGTCAGTCTTTGTCACCCGGCTCAGGGTGCGCTTTTTTCCATTCGGCTTCTGTTTGGCCATTTTGGATCCACACCGGCCAAATTTCAGTTACGCGCTTCAGGTCGCGTTCGATTTGCCTGCAGGATTTATGGTGTTTCTCGGCAACTGTTGCCACAGCTTGCTCACGCGTCAAACCGTTTTCTCTGAGGTCCTTGACTTCAAAATGAATGTCCAAAATATCAAATTGGACAGCTGCAAGGCACTCGAATGTTCCGTGCTCGGCAAAGCTCTCTAGGGCACCCAATAGCTCATCAACATTGGCATAAAAGAATTCCTGCTCCTTCGGTGGACTTTCAGGGTTTAAGCAATGCCTCCGACCTGGCGATTGCTCGGCCAGACGGTACATGTCAACTAGCTCTTGTGCTCGGGCCCTCTCTTCAGGACTGGCGCGCCGCCCTGTCTTTTTCTGTCTCATACGCCCCCCGTCTCGCGCCGCAGTTTGTCCAAATGGTTCGCCCACTCGCACATCATCGTGCGCCGCTCCTTGAGATACAGCGCATGGTTGTAGGCCGCGCTCACCTCGTTGCGCTCCTGGTGGGCCAACTGAAGCTCGATGGCGTGGTGTGCATAGCCCTGCTCATGCAGGATGGTCGACGCCATGCCCCGAAAGCCGTGGCCGGTCATGCGGCCCTTGTAGCCCATGCGCTCCAGCGCTTTCAGGATGGTGTTGTTGCTCATGGGCTTGGCGTGGTCACGCTCGCCAGGGAACAGCAGCTCGCGCCCGCCCGACAACGTGTGCAACACCTTCAACACCTCCACGGCCTGCGGCGACAGGGGCACGATGTGGGGCGTTTTCATCTTCATGCGCTCGGAGGGGATGCGCCACTCTGCGGCCTGCAGATCGAACTCTGCCCAGCGTGCGGCGATCAGCTCAGTGGTGCGCACGAAGGTGAGGGCCATCAACTGCATGGCCAGGCGCGTGTAGGGCCCGCCCTGGTATGCCTCGATCTTGCGCAGCAGCTCGGGCAACTCCTTTTCACCCAGGCGGGCGTAGTTCTCTTTCCTGCGGCTCTTGAGGGTGTCGCTGGGCTTTACGTCGGTGGCCGGGTTGCGCTCGATCAGGTCGTGCGCCACCGCGTAGCGCATCACCTGGCCCGCCATCTGCAGCACACGGTGCGCCAGGTCAATGGCGCCGCGTTCCTGCACGGCTTTGGCCATGCGCGTCAAATCTTTGGCGGTCAGGCTGGCAATGGGCCGCGAACCCAACAAGGGGAAAGCGTCTGCCTCCAGGCGCTTGATGGCGTAGTCAGCATGGCGCGGGCTTTTGTCATCCCTCCAGTGATCCCACCACAGCCGCGCTACGGCCTCGAAGGTGTTGGCCTGGTCAAACGCGCTGGCCGCCTTGGCTTCGCGCCGGCGCTGGCCGGGGTCGGTGCCGTCTTTCAGCAGCTTGCGGGCATCGTCGCGCGCCTCCCTGGCCTGCGCCAGGCTCACATCGGGGTAGACACCCAGCGCCAAGCGCTTCTCTTTGCCGCCGTGCCGGTACTTCCAACGCCAGTATTTGCCACCGGCTGCGGTTACTTCCAGGTAGAGGGCTTTTTCATCCGCCAGGCGGATGCTGGGGCGCCCCTCGGGGCAAGTGGCCTTCTTGCACGCTGCGTCGGTCAGGGACATTTTGGGGGCACATTTTGGGGGGTATCGGAAAAGCCCGATTTATGCCCCCGATTGTGCCCCCCGGTTTGCGTGGCTTCAACTGTCCGCCTTTGGCCGATTTTGGACAAAAAAAACCCCGCTGTCCTGTGGGAAAGCGGGGTTTGCTGGTCAGCTTTGTGCGTCTTTGAACGCCAAACTGGCGGAGAGGGTGGGATTCGAACCCACGGTAGTGTTGCCACTACGCCTGATTTCGAGTCAGGTACATTCGACCACTCTGCCACCTCTCCTGTGTGTCGAAGCCGTCGAGTATAGCAAGATTTTCAGCTTGTTTGGAGGCAGGGGCCTTCCGTGCCGGGGCTCAGAAACCCGGCAGATTGCACGGTCCAGGTCTTGCGGCGGAAGCGCCAACGTCCGCAGTGATAGATTGCGGGGCAGGCAAGCGGACAACGGGGGAGAAGGTATGCATGCGACATTTGGCTACGCTCTGCGGTCCATCGTCTTCCTCGCTATGGTCTTGGGGCCTCCTGCATATGCAGGCCCGCTCTATAAATGCGAAGTCAACGGGACGATCGCGTTTCAAGATCGGCCTTGTGTTGCCGCCAATCAGAAAGTGGCCTGCATCCAGGGAGATCACCCACAAATCCAGTACGCGGACGAATTGACCGAGCCGTGCACGCCTGCCCGGGCAGAGTCTTTTTCCTCGGGCTACAGCGGAAGCAGCTATTTCTACAGTGGTGGCTCGGCTGGGTATGAAGGCCGGTCAGGCTATGGACGTGGCTCGGCGGATGGACATGGCGCTTCCTTTGCAGGAACCGACGTAACAGTGCGCGGGTATACAAGAGCTAATGGCACCCACGTGCAAGGGCATACGCGCAGCGCGCCCGGGCGTGGACGAGGTAGATGATGACTTCGCGGAGATTCTCTTGCAGTCGCTGCTGCGCAGGTTCCAGCAGCGGCGCTAGCCGCGTTCTGCGTCCGGCCCTCAGAACCTGTTCAAGATCTTTTCGGGGATCGCATTGGAGTGCAATCGGGATGGGTGGATGCTCCGGGTGCGCCGCATGGGCTCATGCCCATGCAAGCAGCTGGGGCGTTCAACCGCCCGATTTCACTCCAACCCTTCGGGCAAGCGCCTTGCCGGGCGGTCTGCGGCGTTGCGGCGCTTGTGGATAGCCGGGCTATCCACGGCGCACCGCGCCTTGCGTCCCATCCCGGCAAGGTGCTTGTGCGACCCCGAAAAGATCTTGAACAGGTTCTCAGAACGGCACGCTGACCCGGGCCGTTGCGCTGGTGTACCGGTAGGAGCCTGTGCGGCCGGACAACAACGGCGCGGCGTTGCTGGCTTCGAGCCCTGCGAACCATTGGACGGCGCTGCGGCGGCGGGCGCCGATGCCGAGGCTGCCGCGCCACAGCGGGTCGGAGCCGCCGTCAATGCGCTGCCGCCCTGCGTCGACGCTGGCGCTCAGCACAAAAGTCCCCGCCACCTCGAACCGCGATGACAGGCCCGCGGACGCTTCTTGCAGGCGATCCGGTGAGAAATACTCGGGCCGGTACGGGTTGGTGTTGTGGTAGTTGCGCGTCTTGACGTAGGCGTTCAGGCCATAGCGCTCATCCAGCGAGTAGTTCCAGCGCGTGCGCAGCATGGGCCGGTGGTTGTCGTTGGAAAACAGCGCCGTGCCGGCCGCGATGCCGACGTTGAACCGCTCGGAGAACGCATGGTCCAGCACCAGCGCCAGCGCGGTGAAATGGGTGCCGCTGTCGATGCCCCGGATGGAGTTCACCAGATCGCGCTCCAGGCTCATGCCCAGGGCGGTGGCGGGGCTGAGCTGCTCCATGTAGTCCAGGCCTCCAACCACATAGCTGGTGCCGGCGACGCGGGCCGTGCCCAGGTGGGCGTCGATGGTGCGTTCCTTGTTCGCCTGCTTGTACGTGGCTTCGGCCAGGTTGCCGCTGGCAGCCCAGCCGGGGGCGGTGTAGCGCAGCGCGCCCACGCGTGCACCCCAGCCGGCAGCGTCGGCGTACCCCAGGGTCTGGCGGGTCTCGTGAAAGCCGTCCGAGTCGTGGCTGGCGAACAGTGCCCCCGACACCGACTGCGCCTGTGCGCCGCAGGCGGACAGCATCGCCAGTGCCGCGATCAGCCGTGCCGCGGTCATTTGGTCCCCCAGTTCTTGGAGCGGCTCACCAGTTCCTTGATGTAGCCCAGCACGCAGGCCGGCTGCAGCACCACGCTGTAGAACAAGGCATAGAAGACGAAGCCCAGCACATTGCGGCGGACCTTGAGCCCTTGCTCGATGAACATCTTGGATTGGACGGCAAACATGAGGTAGTTGACGATCATAGCCAGCGGCAGGACCAGCAGCGTCATCGGTCCGGCGATCCAGTACACGCCGAACAGCGCAAGGACGAGGCCCGGCACAAAGGCGAAGGTGTAGACCAGGTCCATGTAGGGAAACAGCAGGTTCCACCAGATGAACAAGGTGCTCATGCGCGCCTTGAACAGCAGCCGCCAGTGCAGCTTGAAGGCTTCGATGAGGCCGCGCGACCAGCGCTGGCGCTGGCGTATGAACTGCAGCCACGTTTCGGGCGCGTTGGTAAAGAGGCAGGCGTTCTCTGCGAAGCCCACGCGGTGTCCGCGCTCCAGGATGGCCCAGGTCAGCACGATGTCTTCACCCACCGTGTGCGCCCACCCCCCCAGTTCCCGCAGCAGGGCCGTGTCGTAGATGGAGAACGCGCCCTGGGCCACGAGCGTGCCCTGGTACAGGCTCTGCAGGCGCTTGATGGCGGCGATGCCGTGGAAGTAGTCCCATTCCTGGATGGCGGTGACCATGTTCTTGCGCGAGTTGCGCACCAGCACGGCGCCGGCGACCGCCCGGGTCGTCGGAGGGTCGCTCAGGTAGCGTCGCACCAGGTTGCTCAGTGCGTTGTGGTGCAGGTAGGAGTCGCCGTCCACCGTCACGGTCAGCCGGTGGCGGACGAGTTCCAGCCCGGCGTTCAGGGCGTTGGCCTTGCCCACGTTGCGCTCCAGGTTGAGCACCTGCAGCCAGGGGTAGTCCAGCTGCGCCAGCTTCTGGGCGGTGGCGTCCGTCGAGCCGTCGTTGATCACCAGCACCTGCAGCGGCCCGGGGTACTGCTGGCGGGCAATGCTCTCGATGGTGGAGGCGATGTTGGCCTCTTCGTTGTACGCCGCCACCAGGATGGAGAGGCCCGGCAGCGCCTCCACGGCGTGGTTCGCGGCTGGGCGCCGGTCCAGCAGCAGGCTGACCACCAGAAAGGCGTTCATGAAGCCGGGGACCACGGCGATGCCGTAGATCACGGGGTAGGCCACCCAGGGGCTGACGACCTGCCCGAGGTCGCGTATCCACGCATCCGCCGCGTAGAGCGAAAAACCCATCCACACGATCCCGACCAGAAGCGCAAACGTGAATTTCCAGCGCACCGGGATGTAGCGCGTCGCGGGTCGCGCTGCG